GAACCATATGTGGAGCTTATTTACGACCGGGATGGCGTAAAGGAAGTGGTTGGCAGGATCAATAACCCGCAGTTCACTGAACTTATATACGCTGTGAGTTACGGGCTTGACAGACTCAAGCGAGATAAAGCAGTGCGCACTGTACTTACCAGGGGTAGCACAAATGACAAATGGCCAGAAGCGGACTAAACTAGTTGCCTTTACTAAACCCTTTACTAATAAGTTGAAAGATGCAGCTTTTATTAAAGGAAACGCAACTATGTATATGAGGAAGGATGTGTACGACCATATTGTTGATCCCAACAAGATGGTAGAATCTGAGCGGTCAAAGGACCAGTAAAGGAAAGGCTCCGAACTCCGGCCTGACCCGACACACACAAACTCTGCAAAAAGAAGACCAGTGCCGCCACGCTGGTCTTTTTGCTTGTCTATTGATATATTACTTACGAGAAGAGTGATTGCCATGCATGGAAACGCCCTGCGATCACCTTCTCCCTAGGAGAAATATGATAGTTTTCAACCTTGTACGCCCTGGCGTAAATTGCATCCCAACCAAAGCAACTTCTGGTTCTGCTGGCTTTGATCTACGAGCTGACTTGACTGAGGCTCTTGTTATTCCAGGTAATTCATCCGCAATCATACCTACGGGAATCTCCACAAGCTTTGACAAGTCCGTTGTAGGCATGATTTGTAGCCGTAGCGGTATGGCAGCTAAGCATCGAGTGTTTGTACTCAACTCACCTGGCATCATTGACTCTGACTATACTGACGAGATCAAGGTCATTTTGATGAACGTGGGCGGCAAAGACTTTGTTGTAGAGCCTTATCAGCGCATTGCCCAGATAGTGTTCACCTACGTTGCATACCCGTTTATTGATGAGGCTAACGTAGCTGTGCGGACTGGTGGATTTGGCAGTACAGGCTCTAAATAACCCACAGGTTATAATGAGTCATGGGTAAATGGGATTGGTATGAAAATGCACGGGGAGCTGCTCGTACAGCAATAGGTGTTGGCAAGGCTGCGTTAGATCGATTTTCTCAGCCTGTATCACCACAGACACAAGCCGTTAACCGCATCAACAGCGACCCAGCAGCTCGTGCTCGTGTTCAGTCTAATCTAGCCGCCAAACGTGCTGCCAATCCTACCAATCCCTTGACTAAATCAAGTGCTTTTAAGACTATGGGTCAAGCTAAAAGCTTTGCTGGTAAAGCTATCTGGCCCACAGTTGATGCATTAAATATTGCTAATAGTGGTGTAAGTATTGCACAAGGTGACTATGATGCTAGTCCTTCAAAGGTAATTTCGGATGCTGGTTCTGTTGCTCGCCTTGCTCGATTGCATTCTGGCGTAGCAGCTCGAGGCGGTGCACCACTTAAGATAGCTGCTGATCCACGTGCGGCATTAATCGCTTATGGCGCAGAAACAGTAGCTCCACACGTCAAAGAAGCATTTGACCCCGCCGCTAACGCAGCACGTTACGATCAAAACCGAGCCACTGCTCTTAATCCACCGCCTCCTACTTACTGGGAAAAACTCCTTGGGTTGGAAAGTCCTCAGCCATCACAAGCCTGGAAAAATTCTGTGGCAAACGGAGCGCCTGTTAGTCCAAGTAATTTTCAATCTACTACTGGTCGCTCTCCCATGCAAGGAGCTAAACAACTTGGTGGAGCCACAGGATCTCGATCTGTTACTGATCGCCAATTAGGTGAAGTGTTTGACTTTGCCCTACAGCGTGGAATTGATCCAGCTTATGACTATCTATTCCATGTCATTCGCCGTGACAAACTAAGCGAAGAACAAGGGCTTAAGCTTTACAACGACTTCATGACAAAGATCTATAAACAAAAGTCATTTGATAACGCTGTAAATCAGCCACTGATTACCGATCCAGGTCAACTTGATCGTATGCGTGAAGTAGGACGGCAGCTCTAACGAGCACCGCCCTCATATGCTACGCCATGGTTGTTCGCTATAAGGAACTGAGCTAGGTCGCTGTCATCACAGAAGATATCTCCAAGGATTCTTCCATACTTGTCCTTGGCATGATTCTTCACAGTCACAACAATTGACTTGGATGTTGCTACGATTTTAGCTGTGTACTCTTTAGCTGCAATGCCTTCAGGCGTATCTTTTTCTGGTGCATTAACATGAGCCACACGTACTTTACACTTTGTAAGTGCTACGCCAAACCCCAGGTCGATGTCGCATTCCAGGGTGTCACCATCAACAACACGAACGTTTTTTAATCCGTAGGTATACAGAGTTACTTTTTTCATTGTCTTCCGTACTTCATCATCAATTGCTGCATATTAATCGGACTAGCGGTTGGTGGATACATTCCAGCCTGGCTGTTTAGCATCATAGTGCCCAGGGTACTTTTGTTAGATATAGCCGATGGTGCAAACTGCTGATTCAAAGCTTTTTCAATAGGTGGCTTTTGTACGGGTCTAACTACGTTCTGAAAGTTCCACCCCTCACGTGCACGTTGCTCGTATTCTTCAGGAGTTTTAGCTGTGCCTACGTCAGTACCTGGTGGATAGATGTGCACCCTTTGGTTTTGATGCCCGTAATCACTTGCGATCTTACCCTCGGTAGCGCCATACCCAAGATCTACTCGATTACCTTTTATGGCTCCTCCGGTGTCATCAGCCGTAGCCCAACCATAACCAGGAATGAACATTACTGATCCAAGCTTGATAACTTTTGGATCTACAGCAACACGACCTCGCCCAACCGGATTGCCCCTAGCTGTTGTAAATCCGCCTTGCATACGGTCGTTCTTGGCATAGTACGCACTGACATCAGCATCTAACGTGTGCCCGGAGGACTTATATTCTTTCATTACCTATTGTAACAAAAACAGCCACGGAGACCGTGACTGCTTCTGTTTTGGTAGTTGTTGTTCTTTGGTTAATTCCCTTGGTGTCCCTTGGGTATTCAATTATATCAAAGTTGTACAGATGCTTGCTTGCGGGTATAATGTCCCTGTTTGATTATCACGGAAGGACTACAGAATGATTACAATCTGTAAACAAGGACGCGACTCGGACTTTGACATCAAGATCCAACTCACGTCAAACGGAACGCAAATTCACATCACTCATCAAACTGATGAGAACCCGGAAACAATTATCTTCACCCCTACTCAGGCGTGGAACTTCCTCTACAGCGAAACCATCAGCAATAACACCAAGAGTGTCCCTACAAAGGTTTTGTTGGAATTGGCAGACTCAATCATCAACATCAACAGTGCGGCTAAAGCTACTCTGCCTGAATTCCACTTGGATGATGGTGAAGTACTATGATGAACTGCATTACCCTCGTCGGACGCCTTTGCGCTGATCCTGACATTCGCAATACAGCTAACGGTAAAGTTGTTGCTGGTCTTCGCATTGCTGTTGATCGCCGTGGTCGTGAAAAGGAAACCGACTTTTTTGAGGCTTCTGCGTTTGGGCAGACAGCATCATTTGCTGGTGACTATCTCCGCAAAGGTCGCTTGGTAGCTGTAGTCGGCAAGCTTCGCACACGTGAGTATGAAGCAAAAGACGGTACGAAGCGTAAGGTTTACGAAATCGTAGTCGATGACCTTACTCCTCTGGACAAAGCTAAGGAAGGTGACCCTGGTGGGTTTACCGCCGCATCCGCAGCTCCAAAGCCTGTTGCTACAGAAGACATCGAAGACCCGTTTGCTTAATGTCATTGGTGCAGTGGAAACACTGCACCTTTAGGTTAACTATGAGAAATCCATTTACATACTTACGTGAGTTAAACAAAAAGGTACACGAAACACAACATCGCATTGTTCAAGAAACTCTTCGTGCTAACAAAGCTGAAATTGAATTGGCTAAGGCAAGAGCTGCGATTCAAGAGTTGCATCTTGAGGTTCGCTCAGCAAAGACATACATCGAAGTATTGGAATGTACTTTTAAGGCTAACAAGCTTAAGGATAACAAGAACCAATACGACGAGTTGGATATTCCTAAGAAGTGAAAATAAAGCCTATTAATCTGCGGGATGCCAATCAGTACATCGCAGATAATCACAGGCATCACAAACCAGTAGTTGGCCATCGTTTCAGTTTGCAATGCGTAAACGACGATGGTCATTTACTTGGCATTGTCGTTGTTGGAAGACCTGTTTGCCGTAACTCAGGTGACCCAATTGAGGTATGCGAAGTTACGCGTCTATGCACAGATGGCACACCAAATGCGTGTTCCAAACTCTATGGAGCTGCAGCGAGGGTTGCTAAGGAAATGGGTTTCAAAAAGATACAGACATACATCCTAGAATCTGAGTTTGGGATATCTCTTAGAGCATCAGGATGGAAATATGTTGCAACTACACGCGGTGGTCAATGGGAGCATAGCGATGGCATACCGCGCCGTAAAGATCAACCGGATAGCCGAAAAACTCGTTGGGAGAGGATATTAAATGACTAACCATACTGCGTCACTTGTATGGATAACCCCTAAAGCTGAACTAACAATGGCGTACATCGCCCGTGTTAGTAACCCTAAAAACCAGAACTCAGAGTCGCTTAAACTCTTGGAATACTGCATCAAACATAAACACTGGTCTGTATTTGAACAAGCTTACGCTTGCTTTGCAATCGAAACTAATCGTGCAATCAGTCCACAGATTCTTCGACACAGGAGTTTCACCTTTCAGGAATTCAGCCAACGATACTCCGCTGTAATTGCCGAGGAACAACACCTGCCAGATCAACGGTTAGCTGGGGCAACTAACAGACAATCCAGTTTGCCATTGGATGTTGACAACATAACAGATGAACAGATGAGAGCGTTGACTGATGCTGATTCCGCAATTGCATATGCCTATGAGTGCTATGACAACTTACTTGATGCAGGATTCGCTACAGAAACAGCCAGGTTTGTATTGCCGTTATCAGCGCCTACAAAGCTGTACATGACTGGAAGCATTCGATCGTGGTTGCACTACATCGAACTCAGAACGCAACCAGATACGCAGCTCGAACATCAACTTATTGCGAAGGCTATAGGTGAGATACTTGCAGAAGAAATTCCGGTAACTTACAAAGCCTGGAAAAATACACAATAAAGAAAGCACCCTTACCGGGTGCTTTTTAGTATGTCGGAACACATTTGAATTCGTCTGCCAACCCACGTTATTACAGGTATTGCCATTGAATTTCCAAGAGCTTTGTACCTAGCGGAGTCTGATGCTTTAACGAGCTTAGACATCTTTCCATCAGGGTGATGGTACTTACCATATCGTTCTGGGTATATGTAGCCATTACGCCGATAGAACGAAATGTTGGTGTAGTTATCTGGGAATCCCTGCAATCGCTCGCATTCAGTAGGAGTCAGACGCCGCACGGTCATTGTTGGCTGTTGTAACACGGCGGGTTGATTGTCACCCATTTCCGCTCGCAGAGTCGGGCATAGTTCGCTAATACCGGATGGGCCGGCGTTTCTTGCTATAGATCCTGGCTCAAAAGCATGAGCCGTTAGCACTAAGGGTTGGTTATCACCATTCTTAGCCTGGCTTGCCAATAGCGTTTGAGTTACCTCAGACAGATGTATGTCATTGCCTAACCTTACAGCAGATGGATTAAACGTATAGGCTATGCCATGCACCCCGGTAGCGTTTAACGTGTACATCGGACCGTCAACTGTATAGCCGTTACCGTTGCCACCATTATGAGGTTGTCTACCTATGGTGTTTTCCGCTAACGCTATAGTGGACTGTACTAGCGGTGTATTGTTACCTCCAGTTCCCCATCGAGCTGCTACTGTTGGACATACGTCCACTGGGCCTGTAACACGGCTATCGTTTGGGTGGCTTTCATATACAAGCGGAGTTTGATTGTTTACTCCCTTCATCAAATTCGATGATGTTAGACAGGGGATTCCTCCGTACCCTTCCGAATTACTGATTCCAACGCTGCTTCCAGCTCCGGTGGCAACGTTTTGTTTCGTTCTTTGGCTCTTCGGATTATCCCGGCTGAAGCTTGAGGACTCAAATAATACGGCTGCAGATGGTCTCCAGTCTGCTCCACGATGTCCAACAAGGATGATTCGACGGCGTCTTTGGGGGACTCCGAAGTGTTGAGCGTCCAGAATCCTGTAGCTGATGCTATAGCCGATTTCTGCCAGGGCAGCGAGGAATGTTCCGAAGTCTCGTCCCTTATTGACGCTAAGAGCACCTGGGACATTTTCCCAGATGATCCATTCTGGTTGCAGTTTGTCAACCAATCCGACAAAGGCAAGGGCGAGGTTACCACGTGGATCATCCAGTCCCTTTCGGAGTCCAGCGATGGAGAATGCCTGGCATGGGGTTCCTCCAATGATAACGTCAACTGAACCTCGATCAATTGCCCAGGTTTTGTACTCATTCAAATCTCCGTAGTTTGGCACGTCCTCATAGTAGTGATCTAGTAACACAGACGGGAATGGTTCTATTTCCGAAAAACCAACGGGAGTCCACCCAAGGGACTCCCATGCTACTGTTGCTGCTTCAATGCCACTACATACACTTAGGTAGCGCATTAGTCGATTATTCCAAGCTCACGGGCACGTTTGACTGCACGTTCACGTGCATTGATTCCGCTAACTGCCAATTTCCAATACAGATTGTCCGTGTGAAACTGGACTGTCCGTGGGCTGATTCCGAGTGCCACGCCGATCATTTTTGCCGTTCTGTTGCCATTGAGTTGTTTCAAAATCTCCAACTCCCGTGCGGACAGCGGGTGTAGTAGTCCTGGCTTTTCGGCTGAAATCACTGTTGTTTCCTGCGTATCGGTGCTCATATGTGCTCCAACATCTGTAGGCAGATGTGTCTGTTTTAAAGTACTCGAGGCTGATTCGTGACTCTTCTCTATTGCAAACAAAGTACTTGCGGTCTTTGTCATTCTCAATGGAAACAAGCCACATCTCATAAGGCTTTGTAAATTCGTCAATGTATGTACCTTCTTGATGGTCGATTACATTGAACTTGTACTTACCTTGTTTCTCCTTCGGTAGATAGGCTGTAATCAACAACGCTTCAATCACTAATGGATCATAAACGACTGATGACAGCATCTATTTAGTATATACTTGCAGACTTGCTGGTGCAACAGCCTGTTATAGGCTGATGTACAATCTAGTTATGGGTGTCGTTAAAAAATATCAGAATCCTAAAGGTGGACTGAATGCGGCTGGCCGTGCTCACTTTAAGAAAACCGAAGGTTTAAATTTAAAGCCACCTGCCCCTAATCCAAAGACACCTAAAGATGCGTCAAGACGTAAAAGCTTTTGTGCTAGGATGGAAGGCATGAAGCGTGTGAACACGTCTTCTAAAACAGCTAACGATCCTAATAGCAGGATTAACAAAAGCCTTCGGGCATGGAACTGTTCATGAATAAAAACATCAATCACGCACAAACTTTTACCCGTGACTTGCCGGACATTGAACGACAAGAGCATGGACTTAAGAAAACACCATCTCGTGCTCAAATGGCTAAAATGGAAGCCAAAGAACACGGCATGAAAAAAGCACCATCCTGGTCGCAAATTCTGGGAATGGAACGCAAAGAACACATTAAACCAAATGGTGATGTGGTTATTGGTCGTGGTTACAAAGGACGAGCGAGGGCAAAGTAATGGCTAAAGTTAAATCAATGTCGCAGATTATGGGCGTAAAGAAGCCTCATCCATCTGGATGTCAGTGCCCAGGGTGCAAAAAGAAAAGCTGCTGAGATGCCTGATAAAACTTATCCGGGTCCATTTAAAGGGTCAAGATATACACAGTATAAGAAAGACCCTATAAAAGGTTACTCAAGAGATTTAATTCTCAAGAGTGGCGTTGTTCATCATGACACGTCTGGCGAATTTAGCCAAGAAACGCAAGAACGCAAAAGACGTAGCCGAGCCGATGCTGAAAAGCGAGTTGGATGGGCATCTAAAGATGGACTAGAGCACCTTGGCAAAGGCTTAATGATTACTGGTGGAGCAACCGGAGCTGTAGCAGCTTGGGGTATACATCAAACTGCTAAAAACATAAAACGTAAAGCCGCTGAACGTGCTTACAAGCAACAAGATCAAGCTGGACGATCTGCGTCACTTGCTAAGGGGCGAGATAGATACTTGCCTAGTGCAACCCGTCAGCAAATTAACGATGCTGTTACTAGAAATCCAGATGCACCTAAAGATACATCCGTCCGTAAAGATATGGGCGGAGGACGGCGTGTACGTCCTGTAGCAGGAACACCTCGGATAAGGTTGACGCAAGAACAAATTAATGAACGTGTAGCAAGAACACGCAAAGGGACAGAACCAATGGCAGAACGAGCACCAATACAACCTGGCAGACGCATACTTAATCAACCACCTTCCGGTAACGGTGGTAATTCTGGGTCTAGCACAAAAACCCCTAAGACTCGCATTAAACCAGGGAAGCCAACGGGTCGCATTAAAATTTCAGATGCAGATCTTGGAGGATTTCCGGCTAGACGAATAAATGTGCGAGGGTCATCAGTATTCTTGGGGCCTGAAGGCACACCAGGTTCTGTTGTTAACAGAAGTAATGGAGTAAAAGTCGAACCATATAATCCTCCTACACCTTCTATTTACAGTGGTAAACCCGGTGGTTCAGGTGGCTTTAGAGCAGGAGCTAACGGAGCGGCTGAAGCTGCTGCACGAAATAGTGCATATCCACCGAAAACTTCTGCACCAGCACCTACGCCACCTGCTCGCACACCAAAGGTTTTCTATCACCCTGAAACAGGTGAGCCATTAACTCCTAGAACTACACCTGCTGGAAGACCAGGTGTAAGGTCAGGGCAAGGTATGCAGCCACGACCTGAAGGTCGAGCACCTGGTGTAGCAGTAAACCGCAACCCAATTACGACAGAACAACAACAAGCAATAGCAAGTGCTCGTAATGCTCGCCGTGCTCCAGCACCTACTGCACCAGCACCTACTGCTCCCGCACCTACAAGCCGTGGACCACGTACAATTACTCGAAACGGTCAAACGTTAACTGTACGTACTACACCTACCGCTAGACCCGGTATAAAATCTGGAGTAGGTATGCAGCCACGTCCAGAAGGCAAAGCACCTGGTGTAGCTGTAAATCGACGTCCGCTTACAGTAGATCAACGACAAGCAATTGCTGCTGCTCGTACAGGAAGAGGTAATCCAACATCTCCTGGTACTTCTATGCTATCGTCAGCGACAACTACCGCAGCTTCAAAAACTGCACAAGCAGCATCAACTGCGGGTAAAGGCGCTCGCATTATGGGTGCAGTCAAAAAATATGGCAAACTTGGTGGAACAATTGCCGGAGTAGCCGCTGGTTTAGCTGGAGCCTCCGAACTCTACGACCGCCTTGCACCTAAAGACTGGGCACGTGCTCCTTGGATGAGTCGTGGTAAAGAACCAGTTAGAGCACCACAGGTAACGCGGGAACAACCGTTTACGCCATATCCTGGTGGAACACCAAACACTGGTGGAAGCAGAGGTGGCGGTAATGGTGGCGGGTCAACTATGACTCAGCAAGCTCGCGCATCACAACGTGCTATTCGCAAGCCTGATGATTACCTTGGAGAAGCATTCGACGCTACATTGCGTAAGGGTGTTGACAAGGGAACTGCTCATCTTGAACACATGATGAAGATGGATAATCTTGATGAAGATACAAGGGCAAGCCTTCGCGATCGATTCAAGAAAGTGCAAAACGATAAGATCCTATCTCAGCAAAAAGATAAAGGTATTGTTGAACGCCTTGATGCTGAAAAAGCTGGACGTGGTGAAAACCTACTCAAGGCATATCGCAAAGAAGGTGGATTCAATTACGGAAAGGGCGGGAAATATGAAGAAATTAAACGCCTTGCTGAAAAAGGAACTGAATACGCAGCACAATAAAGAAAAGCCTCCTACGGGAGGCTTGTTTTTTGCGGTGCAATTAATTTGACTACTTCATCACACGTATCTGTATTGCTAGTCAGATAAAAAGCAATGAACCAAATTGCCTTTGACAAATCATCAAACTCACTCTCGCCAGGCTTACGTCCGCAACGTGCAATGTATTTCAATGCAGTAAACAGTTCAAATCCAAGGTTCCAGGCACGGGCAACATAGACTGGCTGGAAGTGCTTTTTTACTACAGCACGGTAGTGATCGGGTGAAGTTTTCATATCGTTACCAGTATACTTACGAGATGAACTATTCTCAAGAGATTAATGACTCACGTTACATTGAGCGTGATGGACGTATGTACCGAGTCACACCTACCGGAGAACAGCCAATATGCAACGCTGTTATTGACCGTAACGGCGATAAGGTTCGGTGCAAGGCTATTGCTTTATCAGGTCAAGATTTCTGCTTTCATCATGGCACAGAGTTAATAAAGCGTAATGAAAAACCACAATATCTAGCACACGCTTACAAGGTCAATCGACGTAGGTTTGCCAAGGCAGGAAAAGACTTACTGGACAAGGTAGACGCACACCGTGAAGACCCAGAGCTTTTCAGCCTACGAGATGACACTGCATACATTACAGCACTTGTTGACGTTAGGGCGGAAGCGGCAGGAGAAGGCGTTAGCATCGATCAGTATCGCAAGGTTGAATCTGCATACAACTTGGCCAGGTCTAAACTAGGGTCACCTGATTTCATTGATGCCTTTGAACAGATTGGTGATTTGCTGAAAGAACGCCTCGACGAGTATGCCGCATCAAAAGACGTCTTGGAATTAATCTCACGTAGGGCTGACCTTGTAGAAGCTGAGCAACGAATGATGCAGACTAAATCCTATACACTTGAAGCAGATCAAGCATTCATGTTGATTATGCAGATCGTTGAGGTTGTTAAATCGTCCGTGCGTGACGCTGATGAGTTGACTGCAATCAAAACTGGAATCAATAAACTACTTCGTCAACACAAACAAGAGGTTGATGAACCGATAGAAGATGCGGTGGTAATTGATGGCTAATCAGGTTAAACGTAATACACCTAAAGAGTTTCGGCATCTGACCAGGGCTGATAAACCTTTGTCTGTTGCGTTACTTGAGGCACTCGAAGATCAGATTGGGATGGTTATCGAAACTGGAGATTATGACTCTGGAAAGGCGTTCGCTATCGACGGAGCATCGTTAGATTACAAGCATTGGCTTAAAACCTTTGCACCACACGCCATTAGCAGTGAACTAGGGGAACATCACATCCGAGCCTGGGAATGGGCTGAGGGTATTAAAGCTGGTGATCCACCACCTGCACTAATCGAATGCTGGTTCCGTGGTGGCGGTAAAAGTACTACCATGGAGCACATCGCAGCTCGTATTGCAGTCAAAGGATCGAGGCGCTTCCTGCTGTACGTTTGCTCTACACAAGAGGCAGCTGACCGCCACGTGTCAGATATTGCTCACACCATGGAGCGCTGTGGTATTGAGAGGGCTTTGAACCGCTATGGATTCTCAAAGGGATGGAATGCGTCCAAGCTCAGGACGGCAAACGGCTTTAATGTTCTTGCGTTTGGGTTGGATACGGGCGCTCGCGGTGTTAAGCTTGATCACCTTCGTCCTGATTTCATCATTCTTGACGATATTGACGAGCTTGATGATTCTGTTAACCGCGTTGAAAAGAAAATTGCTACTATCACGCAAACAATCCTCCCAGCCAAATCCACCGACTGTGCAATAGTTTTTGTGCAGAATAAAATTCACGCCAACAGCGTTATGGCTCAGGTATTGAGCGGTGAATTGGATATGCTCCAAAACCGCATACAGTCACCAATTGTGCCAGCGGTTGAAGGTCTGACATATGAGCCTATTGAGCGAGAAAACGGTCGCGTCGGCTACAAGATTACAGGTGGCACACCTAACTGGGTTCATAAGAACCTAGAGGTTTGTCAACGTGAGATCGATGACTACGGTATTGTCTCATTCTTAAGAGAGTGCCAGCATGAGGTCGGAGTAGGTGGACTATTCTTCCCTGAGTTCAGGGAATTCGACGTCACAGGTAAACCCTGGCACGTTGTTGATTCTGTCGATGTGAAGCCCTGGTGGAGGCTATGGGCAAGTCATGACTTTGGTACTAACGCTCCTGCTTGTACGCTCTTATATGCTTCCGACGAGAATGAGGACGTGTATGTCATTGGCGAGATCTACAAGCCAGGTATGGTGTCATCAGCACAAGCCCAAGAAGTCATAGATATGCTTAAGGTGCGTGGGTACGCCGAACCAGTCAAACGTGGACAAACAGATGGTGCGTACATGACCAAGCTTGAGGCAATTGCCTTTGACTGGGCAAACACTTTCCCACCAGAAAAGATTGACCAACGAATTGGTGAGTATCCGGTTGAGATTTGGTGGAGGCGTGGTCTACCCGCAGTACGTGCTGTCAAAGACCGTAAGGCTGGCTGGAGACGCCTGAAAGAATGGTTAGCTGCAAACCGAGTTAAAGACGGCACAACAATGCCACGCTTCCGTATTGTCCGCCATGCTTGCCCTAACCTTATCCGTGAAATGAAAGCGGCAATGTCAGACCCACGTGATGTAGAAGACCTTGACCACGGCACTAAAAGTGACCACGCCTTAGATAGCTGTCGTTACGGAGTCATGTGGAGAGAGTATCCTGTCACCTGCCCTGAGACGGCAAAGCTCAATTCATGGAAGCCAATGTGGTTACAAGACAACGGCGAGGACAAATACGTATGAACCTCAGTGATATTATTCAGTGTCTATTGCTAGTTATTGCTACTGTTTTTTTGGCGGCAAATTGGCTTGAGTTGAGGTGGATTCGGTTTGATAGAGAACAGCGGATCATAAGTCAGGGTGAAAAGGATAGGTTTATTTAATGCGAATCCCATTGCCTAAATTTGCAAGAAAACGTGCAGCTCCTGGAATGTTTAGTCGTTCAACGGCAGTTCCGATGGAGCCACCAGGATTGTCGCAGTTGCAAAATGGTATGGCTGAAATGCAAGCCAGTGCAATGCAATTTAAGATGCCGGATAACTCTGGCACTCCTGGAAGCTTTGACGTTGGCAATATTAGCCTTGAAGACCCTAAAGATCTCGGTATTGACCACGACCAAAACAAATGGAAGGTTGATCCAAAAGATCAACCAGAAGAAGCAGTCAATGTAGTCAACTTTGTCAAAGGTCAGTTTGAAACAACGTATCGCGCGCGACAAGAAGTTGAACTCGAATGGGCACAAGCACTTGCATTCTTTGAAGGTCGGCAGTGGTTTCGCATTAACAGTCTGACTCGTAACCTAGTTCAACTTCAGAATCCGTCCGAGCCAAACCGATACATGACCGTCAATAAGATGCGCCCTCTTATTGATGGCGTTGTCGGCAAACTTACGCAGGTTGCTCCTGACGCTAGGGCTGTACCTTTAAGTATGAACCCTAAAGACCAGGATGCAGCAGACGAAGCAAACTTCATCGCTGGTCATTACACAAGGAAGTTTGACCGTGAAACGCAAACCAAAGAACGTGTTCGATGGGCCTGTATCACTGGCACATCATTCCTAAAAGTCTACTGGAACTCAAATAGCCGGGTAATCATGCCAAAGATGGCGTTGGATACTGGCGAGATTAAAGGCTACGAAGAACTGGAACTTGGTGACGTTGAAGAAGAGATTGTTCCATGTTTCAACGTATTGCTTGATCCAACCGCACAAAATGATCAAGGCATCCGCTGGCTTATTCATGCTTCCGTAAAACCGCTTTCATGGTTCATCGATAATTACGGTGAAGCTGGTAAAGCCGTGCGACCCGATGCAATTGCCGGGCAGAATGCCGGATATGTTGACGCATATCTGGAAGGTGCTAACGGCTCCGGCAACGGCTGGGTGCAACCGTCCAGTGTTCGCATGAACAATGTAGACAGCAAGAAAAAATCCGCCATTGTTTATGAGTATTGGGAAAAGCCAACATCTCAGTATCCTGACGGACGTTTCATTGTCAGTACAAACAGTGCATTGTTATACGCTGGCGTCTGGCCATACAAGAAGAAGGATGAGTTTCCGTTTATCCCACTTCGATGGCAACCACGCTCAGGTACACCGTATGGACATAGCCTAGGCTTTGACCTATGTTCGCTACAACAAGCGTACAACCGTTTGTATTCACGGTGGCTAGAGCAGTTTGAGAATCAAAAAGACTACGTCTATATTGAACGTAATAGCCGTGTTGGTGCTGATGCATTTGACAAAGCTGGCGATGATATTGATGATTCGAGTCGCATTCTTCGTAAGATCTATTTTGATCGAGGTAGTCATCCGCCACAGATTGTTCGCTCTCCTGGTATTGCACAAGACTTGATGTCGTTTATGCAGTCGCTTGAGAAGGACATGATGGACATTGCTGGCTTGCATGACGTCAGCCAGGGTCTGGCACAAGCTGGCACTCCAGCGGAATCTGTTAGACTGCTACAACGTGCCGATAATACACAACATAGTTACATCCGAGCAGATATCGAAAAGTCTGTCAAGAAAATTAAAGAATGGGAAATTGCACTGGTTGACCAATACGCAGTTGCACCATTCATTGGTAGTGTTGACGATCAGGTTAATCCACGCAACGAAATTAAGCAGGGAGTAATCACCTTTGATCAGATTCGCAACGGCGGTCAATTCCGCGTTGTTTACATCCCAGGTTCTTCTCAGGGAGATAGTCCTGATCAAAAGTTGCAGAAGATTGTCATGCTTAGACAGATGGGACTATTCGGAGACCCGACTGATCCAGAGACGAATGCACTCACTGTAAAGATGCTACAGCTACCAGAGACATCAGACATTCTTGAAGTCCTGGCTATGCAACAGCAAAAGCAGATGATGATGCAACAGCAGATGATGGAAATGCAGCAACAACAGATGGCTATGCAAGCACAGCCAAAGCAGGTTGCATTTAACCCTGAAGCTGAACAGATGAAGACACAACTTGATCTGGAAAAACAACAACAACTTATTGATGCGAAGACAAGAGCAGACATCGCTAAGATCAATGCTCAGACTCAAGCACAGAGCGAAAGCTATGCAGCTAAACACGTTGCCGACATAGCAAACAATGTGATTGCAGGAAGCATTCACAACACACCAGCAGCCCCATCGAGTGCAAAAGAACAGGGCAAAAATAAAAAACCTGGTGTGCTAAAATAGGAGAACTAAGTGCCTGACGAGATGGTGACACCAACTTCCGATTCACCAGCGGGAGCGACAGGTTTAGGTGACGCGGTAACAGACTTTATTCGGGATAACGCCGGTTCCGAAGATAACTCACAATGGGCGATAGGTGAGCACGAAGGTCAGAACGCGGATCCAGAGTACGATGGCTATGACGGGGAATACACTGAAGACGCAGAAGACTACGATTCCGTAGCCGACGAAATCCTCGGTATTCAACAGCAGGGATATGAGCAAGGTCATGAAGACCCCAATCCTGTTCCATACGAGCGTTTCCGTGAGGTAAACGAACGAGCACGTCAAGCAGCTGAGTACGAAGCTCGACTAAATCGATGGGGTCGAGTCATAGATCAACTGGAAAGCCAAGGCTTTCAGGATGCCGATCAGGTTGACGCAATGCTTGCCCAACAACAACAGCAAGCACAAGAAGACCAGATTCGACAACGGTATCAACAGTTGGCGGATTCGCAGTTGTTGGATCCTGCTTTGGCGCAAGCGCAGCAAGAAGCTGAAATCATCAAGCTTCGCTATGAGCAGCAGATGCAACAGGTACAGGGGTATATGTTGTCGCAACAGCGTGACGCTGCTTACGAACAGTTCCCACTGGCCGCACGTGCTCCTGAATTGGTGGACAACTTGATTGACGCTGGATGGGATCCATACCAGGCAACGCAAGCTGTACATCACCAGGTGCAAACACTAACTCGATCACTCGTTCCAGAGATTGCTAGTCGTATGCAATCCAGCCGCCGTGTTCCGCAACCACTAGGTCAAGGACAAGCTGCCCGTGCAACGCCAACAGGCGGAGGCAACGGACGGCAACAGGCATCAGGTTGGGGCGCATTGCTAGGCATTCAACGGGGCCGTGGAACTCTGTAAGGAATAAAGAAAAATGGCAATCGCATCCGGTGCAGTCCTGCTTGACACACAGGCTCTTACTCTTGCCGATCAGGCAATCATCTCCAACGACCCTCTCGTAAAAGAAATTACGAAGGCTCTTCACAAGAC